AACGAGGCTTACACCTTTATATATGACATTAGTAATAGACCCGTAGCTATGCAAAAAGGAGAATCTATCTCAGGTTCCGATGAAACCTACTCCGATGATGCGATAATGGGAAAATGTATATGTAATCACATCCGTAAAGGGAAACAATTACCTCAGCAAATAGCAGTAGCACCAAGATAAAGATATGTCAGCAATACAAGACTTTTTGAGCCCATTTAATATTGTCGGGAATGCCGTAGATATAGTAAGGTCTCGTAAAAAGAAACACACCCCCAGTGGAGCTGGAATAGTACCGCCCGGTGGTAGAGTTTCTGTCCCCAGTTACTTAGAAGGATTTACTGGATTAAAGGAATCTGTCGCATTTGTAAAACCTTCTTTCCAATACGAATACATCCCGGTTATTCGGAAATTATTAAGGGTTAACTCTTCCCTTTCTTTAGCCACCTCATCTATTGCCCAATTAGCCAATACTGGTCACACCATTGAGTTTGACAAAGGAGTATCTACAGAGCAGGCCATTAAAATGCGCCAAGAGATATTAACGGCTTCCCAGAGATGGGGTTGGGGACTTCCCGGCCTACACGGTATTATAAACAAACTGATTTACCAACTCTTCATTGGAGGAGCTACTTCTACAGAATGGGTCATTAACAATGACCTAGATGGGGTTAATTACTTAGCCTTTATTAACCCAGACGACGTAAGAGTATTATATGACTCAAAAATGGGTCATTATGAATATTACCAAGTCTTACGTAATGCTTCTATACTTGGGAATACTAAAGGCCATCCCGAGAACTATATACACCTCAACCCCGCTACTTATCAGTATTATGGTCTAATGACTGATGAGGAATCCCCAATTGGCATTCCCCCTTTCCTTTCTGCCTTAGACGATCTCCAGAGCCAACTTAAAATGTTACGGAATATCGGATTTGTCAGCGACCAATTGGGGATAATGGGGTTCCTGGAAATTTTAATGGCTAAGCCTGATGCCCAAGATGGAGAAGGACACGGAGCCTATAAAGCTAGGTTAGAAAAACTATTACTAAAGCCAAAGAAAATATTAAGGATGGAGTTAAAGATGGAATTGTTGCCGGGTTCATTGACGACCATGAATTTGAATTCCACTCCTCCACAAAAGACACTGCCGGAGTAGCAGATATCTTTGACATCAATCAGCGGATGGTTTCTAATGGCCTCCTTACCTCCCCTCAGTTCTTGGGGGGAGTGGCAGGAGGTTCTGAGACTATGGTAACGGTTGTCTTCACAAAGATGCTATCCCAATTATCCGATATCCAAGCCTATGTTTCAGCGGTATTGGAATATGGGATAAAGTTACACCTAATGATGAAAGGTTACAAGTTTGAACATGTAAAGATTCGCTTTAAGCATTCTACTATTACGGACGAGGTAAAATTCCAACAGGCTACAGAAATCAAACAACGAGTAGCTCGTATCCTATATGCTGATGGTATAGTATCTTTAGAACAGTATGCCTATATAATGGGGTATGACCAACCTGACCAGAAAGAACCAAGGGCAGAGATTAATCCTGACAAGATTCAAGAGAAATCTGAACAGGATGGTAAAAACCAAGATATGAAAAACAAATCCAATCGGAATACTCGAACAAAGCAAAAGAGTCAGCCGAAAGGTAAAGATGATAAACAAAAATCTACTTAACATGGACTTTAAGAAATTTTATAGCGGAGGAGAAAATGATATCCGTATGTCGGCTACCCACGCCCTATTTGTGGGCCATAAGCCTGCCTCAGTCAATTGCGAGGAAGGCTTATGTGAAAACATCCTCTCAGATAAAACTCCTGAAACAATAGCCTCGTTTGGATTGTTCGGAGGATCAAATGACCTTAATAAATTTTACCCGGAATTAACTGCTGAGGATTGGACCCCAAAGGAAGCAGACTTTATCCAACCCGTCTTCAGGGCCTTATCTGAAACTATAGTATACCAATTTGGTAGGGTCCCCATAGATTTCTCAGAACCGGGAATTCTAAAGGCTTCAATGGCTAAATTAAAGGGCCAAACGGTTAACACTAACCATGATACCGAAGTAGAGAATGCTGTAGGTTCTGTTGCTAGTGTAAGGTGGCAGGAAGCAACCAAGGTAAACGGTATAACAGTCCCTGGAGGAATTAACGCTGTCTTTAAGATAGATGCTAAATCCAATCCCCGTCTTGCCCGAGGTATTCTGATGGACCCACCCTCGGTACATTCTGACAGTGTAACTATAAGGTTTAAACACGAACCTTCTCACTCCTTCTCGGACCCCGATGAGTTCTGGAGAAAACTAGGAACCTTGAATGATGAGGGTGAACTGATTCGGCTAAAGGTAGTGGATATAATATCCTACAAGGAAGTATCTTTAGTAGGACATGGAGCTGACCCCTATGCCCAGGTAGTCAATGAAGACAATGAAATTAACAATCCTAAGTATGCTACATCGGTATACAACTTTAAGGAAAACAATCCAATTATTAATAAACCCCATAAAAATAAAGATATGGAATTTACTGAATTATTAGCCCAACTAGGGTTACAGGATTCCGGTATCGAAAATTGGGACGGGTTAGTAGCCCATTTTACTCAAGAGCCAGAAGTAGCCCCAGAGGTTGCCCTTTTTAATGCTCTGAGGGAAGTGGATGAAGACCTTACTCCTGACTCGCTTACCGCACTCCGTGAAAACCAACTCCCTGAAGGAGCTGTCCTCTTAGGTGAGAATGAAACTGTATTAACAGAACAAGAAGCTGTTGTCCTTGAAAAGGTTACTGAACTAGGTGGCTTAGAGGCTATCGAAAGCCAGGTTACCTTAGGCCAAACTTACCTGAAGAACATCCGGGATAACGCGATTCGCGATTATAAACTCACCGCTGGAGATTACGCTAGTGAGGAAATCATTGAGACTATTAAGGATGCTGACCTTAAAACGGCCAAGGCATTTGAAACCTCTTACCATGCCCAGCTGGAGAAAATGTTACCTTTGACCTGCCAGTCATGTGGATCTGAGAATGTAACTCGTGCTTCCCATAAAAAGGATAATGAAGATATTGGAACCGGAGAAGATTCCTACAAAGAATCCCGTGACAAAGCTGCTAAAAGGTCTCGTAGAAAGGCATCGGATATACACCAAAAGTAATCCAGTAAATACACGAGTACTAGCAGTCTAATATAAAAGGGGTAATACAAGTTATCCCGATAAGATATGGAAATTAATCATTAAAACTTAAAATCATGCCCTATAGCACTGGTGGTGTTACAAAAAACACCTTTCGTTATGGACCGGAGGTCCACAAATTACACCTGGAATTCCAGGTAAAATCGGGAGACACTGTCCACAGAGGTCAACCAGTTATCCTAAATGCCGACGGTACAATTAGCCCTGCGGGCGTTGCTGCTGATGAGAGCACTGTAATAGGTGTCTCTATTCATGAAGCTGATTCTGCATACAGCCCAGACAAAGGCTCTTCTGCCCTTAAATTGGTTGTTGTAGCGATGCGGGGATACACTGTCGTTGACGCTGTCGCCGATGGATCCGTACCTGCAGGCCCTGTAGCAATTGCTGCTTATGTTCCCGCTGCTTCTGCATCCAATGTAGATGATATGTCTGTACCGGGTACCAAAGTTAACGTAAATACTTTGGAAACTCAAGGGAGCAATGCCTTCGCTACTGCTCTTGCAGGCCCCACTGTTATCGGTTGGAGTATGACTCCTACAGCTGCTGACACTGAAGCAATCCTGGTAATCGTCAAGGACTAAGCGAAAGCTTGGCCTACACATAAATTAGTAAATAACAATCTCATAAACATTTAAACTCAAAAAAATGGATCTTAAAAAATTCCGCGAAAGCGATTTCCACAATAAGATTGAGGGGTTTGTGAATCATGCCAATGCGCTTCGCTTAGATGCAGAACGTCCAACTGATATCACATTCGCCGAAATGATCGAAGATCAAACCAAGCTGTCAGTCGATGACTTCTATGATAACATAGGGGTAGACCCAGCGTTTGACACAATCCAAAATATCTTCACTACTGTGGACAAAGACGTTCGCTGGTTAGTTCCGGAGATTATCCGAGACAGCTTGCGACTGGGCTATAAATCAGCTCCAATCTGGCCGACTATCACAGCAATGGAAGAGCAGGTTGCTGGTTTGCAACAAATCCTCCCACACATTAATATGTCCTCAGCCGTTCCCCGTAGGGTAGGTGAAGGTGAGACTATCCCATTGGGTGACCTCTCATACGGATCAAAGAACTTCAGGATTTACAAATACGGACGTGGTATCAAAATTACCGACGAAGTAATCCGTTATGTATCTCTCAATGTTCTTTCGATCTACCTGCAGGACTTCGGAGTTAGAATGGGCCAGGGCGTTGATAACATGGCTATCTGGACTCTCCTTAATGGAGAACAGGCCGATGGTAGTGAAGCTGCTCCGATCGTAGGAGTATCTACTCCTAACTGGTCAGTAAAAGCAAACCGCGATTTCCGTTCTATCCTCCGTATATGGTTAAGGATGTCAAAACTTGGCCGTAGGCCGGCTGTTATGCTTTCCGATGAGGAATTGGCTATGGATATCTGGGAAATGCCAGAATTTAACCGTAGAACAGTTGGAGGCAACAACCCTGACGGTGCTCAAGAGTATGGCCTTAACAAAAACGTTATGCTACCAACCAGTGCTAATTACTTTGTTCACGGAGGAATTCCAGCTGCCCAAGTAGTTATCATGGATCCTTCAGCTTGCCTGATGAAGCTGAATTCGGTTCCTTTGATGGTTGAATCTGAAAGGATTGTTTCCAACCAGACTCAGGCATTCTACGCATCATTCACTACTGGATTTGCGAAGATGTTTACTGAGACTGCTGTTGCCCTTGATACGGGAGAACAGTTTGCTGCTGGTAACGCTGGAGATAGCTCAACTAACTTCGGATTCCCACCAGAAATGGGTTACGATACAAGCTGGGTTGATATGGATGGCGAACTGCCAGACAACCAACGGACGTAAGTCGCTTTTCACAATAAATTGTTTTATTAACACTTGAAGAGGGCGGGACGCCAAGCGCCTCGCCCTTTTTTTAATAGATAAAGATATGGCATACTTTTTTAAAGCTAACTTAAGGCCTCATTTTTTCGACCCCGTATCCCGAGTAGAAATCAAATACAGTAAGCCGGTTATGTTGGATAACATCCCTCACTCATCTTATTTCAGGAATGCTCTAAGGGGACAGTGGATTTCTAAATGTACTGAGGATGAATATAATACTATTATGGGTATTACCCCTCCGGCTAAAGCGGTCGACCCACCAAAGGTTTCTAAGGCCCCTGCAATAGTTCCTGATGAGTCCGCCGATGAGCCCGTTTCAAAAGCCGAGTATATGGCGATGACCAAAAAAGAGATTCTTGACACCTTTAACTGGATGGACGAAGAAGATCTTGAAGAGGCCAGTAAAAAGAACAAATCTGATATGGTTGATTTCCTTATGACTATTGACGAGGAATATAACGACTAAGGACAATGAGCAAGGCACTAATAGCATACAGCTTCGACCCCGCTATCCCCACCCTACTTAAATTAACTGCGGTTCCTTCTGAACTGTTTATAGTTGATACTTGGGCTTGGGAGATTAAGGTGGGGGGATCGGCTGTAGCTACCTCTGATCAGCCTGTCTGGGATGTAGATTTCGCCACAGAGGCTGCTGGAAGCTTTGTCTCTGGAACCTATAGAGTAACCCTGGTAGTAAGCGATGACACCCCATCAATAGATGTCGCTGACCTCATTATCTTTTATGATAAAGATAATGCTACTGTCCGGACCTTTACTGGGATTTGGGACCAGGTAATTGCTATTCTAAATGAAGCTATGCCTATAAAGACCCAGGAATACTTAACCTTTAGGGATAACTGGCAAATGATATTAGCCCCAAATCTTGGCATTCCCACACAACATACCCATGATGAATCCTTTTGGCTTCCCGAACAAAACACTTTAATTGCTTATCTAGTAGTCCGAGACTTTATACGGACTGGAGCTAACCGGTTCTTGGCAGGATTAGGAGGTGGAGACGGAGCAGTTAAGAGAGTAGAGACAGGACCAGTTAACTCTGAATGGTTTGACGGGGGCTCTATCTATGGCAACATATTTAAACCCGGAGGTTTATGGGAAGATC